GGAACTACCGCCGGGGCGCAACCGCCTGACCGCCAGTGAGCTTCTTCTTCGGAACATGGACGCAGATTTATCTACGGCAGACGGTATCGGCTGGCACCCGACAGGCCCAACGCCTCCCAGGCGTACAGAGTTAATCATTCAGGATGAAGGCAAACGCCTGATCAACACCTGGAGCGGGTTTGCCCTGACTCCGTGCGAGGGGGATGTGTCGTTGTGGCTGGGCCACGCGGAGTACCTGATACCCGAGAAGCGTGACCGCGAGGTGGTGCTGGACTATCTGGCCTGCATTGTTCAGCGCCTGGATGAGAAGCCCGCCTTCTTTCTGGCACACCGGGGGGCTCACCGCGTAGGTAAGGACCTGTTCTACAAGCCCCTGATTCAGGCTATGGGCAGCAAAGCCGCACGCACGGTTGATATTGATGACGTGTTAGGCGGATGGGGTGACTACCTAAGCGAGCTGAAGTTTTGCGTTCTGACCGAGGTGGACAAGGCGCAAGACCGTAAAGTGTCCAACGCGCTCAAAACCGTGGTTGCGCCAACCGCGTCAGGCAAACGATCGTTAAACATGAAGGGTAAAGGCGTGTACACCCAGGTCGATTGCATGGGTGGCGTGATGATGTCCAACAAACGGGCGTTCATGACCATCGAGCAAGGCGACCGGCGCTATTTCGTGTACGACTCGTGGGTGGAGGTGCTGGAGGCGTCTTACTACGCAGAGATCGACCGCTGGTATCGAGAAGACAATGGCTATGCCAAGGTTCTGAACTACCTGCTGAACCGGGATATCTCTGGCTTCAACCATATGCAGTTGCCGTACATGACCAAGGGCGCGCTTGAGATGGTGCAGACTGGCAAGTACGACTACGAGCAAGACCTGGAAGAGATGGAGCATTCCGGGATGCCGCCGTTCCACATGAAGGTGATTCTGTCCAAGGAGCTGAAAGCGTTTGTCAAATCCGAGGGCATGAAGTGTGGGAATAATGGTCTGGATGAAGCCATGCGCCGGATGGGTTGGGTGAAATTCGCGCAATACAAAACCAGGGAAGAAGGCAAAAAAGTGGCCGTGCCGACGTTCTACGCGAAGGAACTTTCCGAGGATGCCAGCGCAGCGGAGGTGTACGACTACTATTTGGCGAATTACGTAAATGCGAAAATATCTCATTAACTGGAACTAGTGGAACTAAGTGGAACTAAAAAATATAAACTTTTAGTTCCACTTTAAGTTATTGAGAGATAAAGGTTTTTATAGGGTTGGAACTAAGGAACTATTTTTTTTTTATTAAATCAGTAAAATAGAATAAGAAGTATACATAATGTATATAGTAGGTCGTTTGTATACCGTAATCGCAATATAATGGGAACTAGGAGTAGGGTTTTTTTTAGTTCCGCCCACAACGAAAAAGGCTTTTGCTTGGCAAATCAATGGTTTAAGGCGGAACTAAACTGAAAAAAGTGATTTTTTTTAGTTCCACCCTGTTTTGTTCTGTATAGTTTACAAAGGTAGTTGATTAAGTAGGGTTAAGCTGTTAGGCTTGTTCCGAGATCGACCGAAAGAGGAAAAACAACGTGACGATCAAAAAAGGCATCCCCGCTCCTGAGTCAACTCGTCGAGGCCGGCCCGCGAAATACCCGTTCGCGGATATGGAGGTTTGGGATTGCTACGAAGTGACCGACCCAGACCAAGTGAAGCGGGCTGCTAAAGCCGCGTTTCGATACGGGGCACGACACGGGTTGAAATTTTCAACCCGCACCACCGATGACGGGTTACGCATCTGGCGTATTGCTTGAACCAAGAAACTGAAAAGAGGAAATCGAAATGTACAAGATGAGCCAAACCGCAAAGAAGCCCACCAGGGCAAAAGCCTTTGAGATGATTTGTCTGCTGAAGGAAGGGCAAACACTTTACTCGGAACAGATCGACAGCCTGTTGCTGTATTTCGCCCCGGCGCTCCCGAAAAAGCCTAAAAGCGCCCTGGAGTGGCTGGCGAAAGCCTGTGACCCAATGGACAACCGAGAAACCTGTAAGTTTGTATTCGTAAAGAACGGGCGCGGCATTGCCACCAACGGCCATCGGGTACACGAGGCCAGTGTGGATCTCCCAGACGGCGCGTATTGCCCTAAAACGCTAACCCCGGTAGATATCGACCTGCGTTGGTTCGATCCGCTGGAGCGCGTAGCAGAACGCCCACCTGAGACAAAGCCTTACCCGTTTGATCAGTTGGAGTTTGGGGTGTGGCACGCGGACACACGAAAAGGCAAACCGCAGAATTACAAGCGCGTGCCAAACGATATCGCGGTTAACGAATCCTATTTGCAAGATGCAGTCTCTGCTGGCGAACCTGAAACGGTGTACTACGGTTTGCGTAACTCGGTTCAGCTTCTGTGTGGAGAAAACGAATTTGGTTACTGGCACATTGCGGGGATGCGAGTATGAACCAGCTTGAATTGGATTTCAGTGCAGACAAAAACCGCCGCAACCTCTACATCAAGCAAGAGGACTATGATTATCTGGCCCAGATCGGAAACGGCTACGCAGACGGCCTCAGGAAGGCCGTGGAGGCGCATAAGAGGCTAAACGCAGGCCAACCTACCACCAACAACCAAAACGCCGTTAAGGGCGATCAGGAGCAACCCCAATGAACACATCACTCCACCTCGAACTAGTCAAAATCCAAAAGTACCGCACCAGCCACCTGCTGCACCTTGTCCTGTCGATCATCACGGCGGGTTTCTGGGTACCGGTCTGGCTGTTGGTCACGATCAGCAACGTCAGTGAGCGACATAGGGCTGAGCGCCGTATCAGAAAGATGGAAAATCAGTAACGGGCTGGTATACTAACACCGTGGCACGCGCCAGGCTGGTCGCTCCGGGTCGGCTGCCACAACTCCCCGGCCTCTGCCAAGGTACGCCGGGGCCATCTCAGACGGATGACGGAACACTGATGGCAGAGCAGAACCGGAAGACCGACGAGCAGAGGCGCCAGCGGCAACGAGCCGAGCGACTCGTGGAGCAGTATCTGGACTACGTGTTCTGCGATGCGGACGGCGAGAGCATAGCCAAGGAGGGGCGCAGCATGATGGGCCTGTATCTGGATTTCCGTGGCGATATGCCCAAGGGCTCCGGGTTCTCAGGGTTCTGCACGCTGGCGGCGAAAGTTGACCGGATGCGCCTTCGTCATGCAACGGACTGGATGATTCGTGCGCGGGATATTGTGACTCGGCTTGAGGGCGAGCTGATTAGCGCCCTGTGCGTCGATCGCCTATACCGCAACCGCCCGCGAATGGCCTTTGACCCGATCAGTGAGCAGCGATATGAAATCTGCTGGGGAGACGTAGAGTGCGCCCATTATCTCGGCATTGCGCCCGGGACATTCCGCAATCGGATTAGTGCGGGATACCAGGCCCTTGAGGAAATCATGCGGGAGCTGAGTGCCGCCGCTTGACTTTCAGTGACCAGCGAGTACACTGATAAATAGTTTGAAGAACTGCCCCTAAAGCCCGCGTCCTACCAAGGTCTGCGGGTTTTTTATTGCTCATCTGCCAGCCCGTAAGCGCAGACAGAGTTACGGCCCCGTTCAGCGCGGCTAGCACAACACGACCTGGCCCCTGCTCTGCACGCTGGGGTTTTCTCATTCTGGAGGCGCCATGCACCGCATCGTACTGGAGCGATTCAGTTACGCGCCGGATGGCACTTTTGGGCGACTGATCCTCCCGACCGGCAAGACCTTTTTCACGGTTGAGCGCCCATGGCTGGGCAACAAAGCCCGAGAGTCCTGCGTTCCCGACGGCGTTTACCTGATGGAAAAGCGCCGCTCTCCGGTTGTTGAGCGCACCAGTGGCGGCGATTACGTCGAAGGCTGGGAAGTGACTGATGTACCGGGGCGCACTTACATCATGCTGCACCCCGGCAACTGGCCCCACAACTTCGAGGGCTGCATCGGCGTGGGCATGGAGTATCGCGTACTGGATGGGCGCAATGGCGTCACCCAAAGCCGGCTGGCCTTTGCGCAGGTGATGGCAGCACTCGATGGCCCGCAGCAGTGGGAGATCGAAATACGCCCGTTCCTGATGGAATACCCATAACCCCGGATTGGACTATGAGGATGCCTGAGAAAGCAGTGGCTACGCTGATCGCCAAGATCGCAGAGTATTGGGATGCCGTTCTGGCCGTCATCATCGGCGTCTTCGGCGGCGGTCTGGCCTACCTGGGCGAAGTCAAAAGCGGTGTTCGCCGCTGGGATTGCGCGACGTTCCTTCTGTCCGTCACTTCTGCCGGGTTCTTCTCCTTTGTCACCTACATGATCTGCATTGACCTTTTCCATTGGACCCCGGGGCTGTCTGTTGCCTGCTCCGGCATGGTGGCCCACCTGGGCGCGGATAAGGTCAAGCAGATGCTCACTGACTTTTTCACGAAGCGGCTGTCGTGATCCCCTACGCCAAGCCCGCCCTGATTGCTGTGGCCGTCACCGCTATTGGTACAGGAGGCTGGCTGGCTCGCGGCTGGTTTGAGGACAGTAAAGACCTTGCCGCTGTAGAGGCCCAGCACGCTCTGGCCGCTGAAATCCGCAAAGGACAGGCCGAGGTATCGGCGCAAGTAGAAAAGCGGCTCAGTGAGCTACGGGCAAATGAGCGTGTTATCGACAGGGGCATCATCCGTGAGATTCAGAAGCCTGTTTTTCATAACGTGTGCATTCCCGCTGACAGTGAGTCTTTCCGGCTGCTTAACCTGGCCGCACAGGGACAACCCGCCGGAGAACCTGATGGTCAAGTGCCCGACGAGTCTAACCCTGCTGACTGACGGCACCGGGCAGGATGTCGTGCTTACCATGCGCGACTGGTCAACCACCTATCACGACTGCGCTACTCGCCATAATGGGCTGGTGGATGCAATAAACGAGAATTTCTAAAGTAGAGGCAAGTAGAAATGGCTGCCGAGAAAAAGCCCGGCCGGCCGCCAGGGAGACCAAAGACCGGCGGGCGCAGAAAGGGCACGCCAAACAAGGTCACATCAGATGTGAAAGCGGTTGCCCAGGAATACGGGCGTGAAGCCGTCGAGTCTCTGGTTGAGATTATGCGCGGCCTTGAGTACCCACCGGCTGCAAGAGTGGCCGCATCAAAGGAGCTGCTGGATCGAGCGTACGGCAAATCGCCACAGGCCATTCAACACAGCGGCAAGGTGGATCAGCCGCTGGTGATTGTGCTGGACGATGAGGGCGCTGATGCAGATCAAGCTGACGAAGCCGCAGACTAAGGTTTGGAAGTCTGCCGCGCGCTTCAAGGTTCTGGTGTGTGGGCGGCGATTCGGCAAGACCTTTCTGGCGCTGACCTGGCTGGCACACAATGCGCTGAAAGACGGCGGGCTGCATTACTACGTGGCGCCCAGTTACGTCCAGGCGAAACAGATTGCCTGGCGGCTGCTAAAGGAGTTGGTAGGTGACGCCATTGTCAGCAAGAACGAAGCCGACTTATCCGTAGAGTTTGCAAACGGTGGCATTGTTCAGCTGAAAGGGGCAGAGAATCGGGACGGCCTTCGGGGTGTGAGCCTGTCCAGCGCCGTGCTGGATGAATTCGCCTTCATGGATCAAGAGGTATGGTCCGAGGTTATCCGCCCGGCTACCAGTGACCGCCAAGCGCCCGTCCTGTTCATCACTTCCCCGGCAGGCTGGAACTGGGCCAAAGACCTGTACGACTACGCCGCAGCCGGCAAAGACAGAAACTGGAAGGCGCTGACCTTCACCACCGAGCAAGGCGGCAACGTCAAGCCGGAAGAAATTGAAGCCGCCCGGCGCGAATTGCCTGAGCGCACATTCCGGCAAGAGTATCTCGCCAGCTTCGAGACCCTGGCAAACCGGGTTTACAGCTACTTCGACCGCCACGCCAACGTGTCACGCACCCTGCCCGACCCCGGCAGTGCTGCCGAGCTGTATGTGGGCATCGACTTCAACGTGGACCCGATTAGCGCCGTGGTGGCGATCAAGGCGGTTGACCAGCTTCACGTGATCGACGAAATCATCATCCCGAACAGCAACACCACCGAGCTGGCGCAAGAGATCCGGCGACGCTATCCAGATCACAAGATTCGCGCCTACCCGGACCCTTCTGGCAAGGCTCGCAAAACCAGCGCCATTGGCGGAGTGACAGACTTCACCATACTGGAGCAGGCCGGGTTCCGGGTGATTGCGCCGAAGAAGGCGCCCGCCGTGGCTGACCGGATCAACGAAGTGCAGGCCATGCTGTGCAACACCAACGGTGACCGGCGACTGTTCGTTCATCCTGACTGCGCAGAGCTAATCAAGGGGCTGGATGGCATGACCTACAAGCGCGGCACCAGTGACCCCGACAAAACCCTTGGCCTTGACCACGTAACCGACGCCCTTGGCTACCTGATCCACTCTGAATTCCCGATAAGACGTGCCGTTGCCGACATTGGCCGCATTCGCTTCTAGGAGACACCATGCCCGTTGAAACCCTTCACCCGCTATACGAGGCGCACCAACGCCGCGCCCGCCGTGTGCGGGATGCGGTGGCGGGCACTGACGCTATCAAAGGCGGACGGACGCTGTACCTGCCTCACCCGGTTGCTGGATGGCGCAATCTGACCGGCGAACTGCTGGAAGAAGCCGTCGAGCGCTATGATGCGTATCTGGAGCGGGCCACCTGGCTGGGCGTGACAGGCAGGACGCACGAAGGCATGCTGGGCGCCGTATTTCGCAAGAGCCCGCAAGTGGATTTACCCACCGCCATTGAATACATGCTGGAAGACGCTGACGGCTCCGGCATGAGCCTTGAGCAATTCAGCCGCCTGTGCGTATCGGCCACCATCCAGGCAGGCCGTGCCGGCGTCCTGGCGGATTACCCCGAGGCACCGGACGGGCTGACGGTGGAGCAATCCCGTGGCCTTAACGCCACTCTGCGCTTCTATGACAGCGACAGCATCATCAACTGGCGCAAAGATGGCGAAGCCCTGACCCTGGTGGTGCTGGCTGAAACCTATGACGCCAGCGCTGACGAGTTCGATCATAGCCCCGAGATTCAATACAGGGTGCTGCGCATTGAAGATGGCGTTTACACCCAGCAGGTCTACCGCAACGGCAGCCCGGCAGGCGAGAAAGTCACCCCGAGACAGTCGGACGGCTCGCCCTGGCCGGTGATTCCCTTCCAGTTCATCGGCGCCAAGAACAACGACGAGACGCCCGACAAGCCTCTGCTGCTGGACATTGCTGATCTGAACATTGCCCACTACCGCAACAGCGCCGACCTTGAGGAAGGCTCGTTCCTGTGCGGACAGCCCATGCTGCATGTGGATATTGGCGAAATGAGTTCCGATGTTTGGAAAGAGCTGAACCCCAACGGCATTGCTATCGGTTCTCGTCGCGGAGTGCAGACGCAGGGCGGCAGCATGACCATGGTGCAGGCGGAAGAGCGCAACCTGCCCTTATCGCTCATGGAGCAGAAAGAGCGCCAGATGCTGGCAGTGGGCGCCCGACTGATCGAGCAGCGCGGCGGCAACCAGACTGCCGAAGAGGTCCGGGCCAAATCCGGGGCTGAGAACGCCAGCCTGTCCAGCGTTGCCAGCAATGTCTCTGACGCCATCGAAAACTGCCTGGAGTGGTGCACCTACTTCATGGGCGGCAGTGCCGAGGAAGTCATGTTTAAGCTGAATCAGGAATTCTACCCGGAGCAGGCTGATCCGCAGGAGATCATTGCCCGGATTCAGGAAATCGACCGAGGCCTGATCGCCAAGGCGGACTATCGGGACTGGCGCCGCCGCACAGGGGGCATTGCACCCGAGCGCACCGACGACGAAATCGAGGACGAGGTACAGGCGCAAGGCACCGCTATCGGGGTGATCTGATATGACTGCCCACCAGAAGCTGCTCGAAAGGCTGATCCGTCACCAGATACAGGTTCAGCGATTCTCGGGCAGCCAGATCAAAAAAGCCATGCCGATACTCAGGCAACTGGCGAAAGACCTTCAGGCGCGGATACAGGCCGGCACAGCGACCGAGTTTCAGATGGGCCGCATGTACGCCCTGCAACGCGACCTTGCCGCCCTGGCTGCCGAGGCCTCTGACAACATCCAGCAAGCGCTGGACCTTGAGGATTTCGCGGTTCAGGAGGGCCAGTTCACGCAGCAACTGTTAGGTGCGTCGGTATCGGCGCAGCTGTCCGGAGGCCTGAACGCCGAAGCCCTGCGCGGCCTGACGACGCGACGGCAGCTACAGCTTATCTCTGGCGATACCGTCAAGCGCATGACTATTCCGCAGCTATGGGATGAGTTCAGCGAGGCTGTGGGCCGCAATGCACTCAGAACAGTGCAGGCCGGTGTGCTGGAAGGGCACACCACCCAGCAGATGGCCCGCGATGTGTCGCAGATGGTCGCTACCCGGACCAGAAGGCAGGCCGAAGCGGTGATCCGCACGAGCGTCAACGGTATCGGTGGTGCCGCCCGGGATATGGTGTACCAGGACAACCGGGACATTCTCGAAGGCGAGCGGTTTTTGGCGGTTTTGGACTCCAGAACGACTCTGACGTGTTCTGGCAACGACCAGAAGATTTTTCCGCTCGGTCAAGGCCCGATGCCGCCGCTGCATTACGGCTGCCGCAGCCTACGGGTGCCCGAGGTCAAGCCCGAATACCGGATTGCCGCCAAAGGCGAGCGGGCCAGCTATGAGGGGCCGGTCAGTAACCAGCTCACTTATGGCGGCTTTCTGCGCAATCAATCGAAAGAGTTTCAGAACGATGTGCTAGGCCCGAGACGGGCTGAGCTGTTCCGTTCCGGAAAAGTGAAAATCGAGCAATTCACCGACGACATGGGCCGAGTCCTGACGCTGGATGAATTGGCCGCCCGAACGGGCATCACACTGGATTAACCGGCCCGCCACTGTGCGGGCTTTTTTGTGGGTGGCTGGGCCGCCCGAATCAATGACCAGGGGTCACGATATGACTGATGAAGCCAAAACCACCGAAGCCGAGAAGCAAGAAACAAAAACCTACACCGAGGACGAAGTGAAAGCGCTGCTGGAGCAAGAGACCAGCGGCCTGAAATCCAAGGTGTCGGAATTGCTGGGCGAAACCAAGGCCGAGCGCGAAAAGCGCCAGGCACTGGAGCAGGCTCAGGCGGAAGCGGAAGAGCAGCGCCAAAAGGAGAAAGGCGAGTTCAAGAGCCTGTACGAGAAAACGCAGGCCGAACTGGAAGCCGAGCGCGAGAACGCCCGCAAATTCCGCCAGACCGTCCAGCAGAAAGAACTGGAATCGGCAGCGGCCAGTCTGGCTAGTCAGCTTACCCGTGACTCCAAGCGGGCCGAGCTTCTGAAAAAAGAGGCTTTGCAGTTCGCCGTGTATACGGATGAAGGCATCAAGTTTGAAATCGGCGGTGTTGAAATGCCGCAGGACAAAGTGATCGAGAAAATGCGGGCGGACTACGACTTTCTTGTAGACGGCTCGCAAGCCACCGGGGGCGGGGCTCCTGGTTCGAAAAGCGGCGGGGCCGCAGTGAAAGGAAAAGCGGACGGCACAAAGGCTGAACGCGCTGCGTACTTCGCACAGAAATTTAACCTGAACTGATAGAGGTGCCCCATGGCTCTTACTGATATGAAAGTGTTTAACAGCTACCTGATGGAAGCGACCGCCGAAACTCTGGGCCAACAGGTCGAGCGTTTCAACGGTGCCAGCAATGGCGCCATCACCCTGACCTCCATGAACTTCGAGGGCGACTTCTTCCAGCGCTCCTTCTACGCCGCCCTGCACTCTGCACAGCGCCGTGTTGATCGCTACGCCGCCCAATCCACTGCTGCCGGTACTGCGCTGTCTCAGCTGCAAGAAAACAGCGTGAAAGTGGCGGGCGGTTTCGGCCCGATCACCTTCGAGCCGGGCCAGATGACCTGGATTCAGAAGAACGAAGCCGAAGCTATCGCGGTGATCTCCGGCCAGCTGGCTGAAGCCATCATGCAGGATCAGCTGAACTCAGGTATCGCTGCCGCCGTTGCTGCCATCAGCAATCAGGCAACCGCCACCAATGACGTATCTGCCACTGACGGCGTAAGTTATGCCGCCATGAACGCAGCCCACGCCCTGTTCGGCGACTCCAGCATGAACCTGGTGGCTCAGGTGATGGACGGTTCAACCTACCACAAGCTGGTGGGCGCGAACCTGACCAACACCCCGCAGCTGTTCCAGGCGCAGAACGTCCTGATCGTGGACATTCTCGGCAAGCCGGTGGTGGTGACCGACGCTCCCGCACTGTACGAGGCTGGCACTCCGAACAAGAGCAAGGTGCTGTCCCTGGCCTCCAGCGGCATCACCATCCTGGACGGCTCCGATGTGATTACCAACATCGAAACCTCCAACGGTCAGACTCGCATCGAGACCTCCATGCAGGCCGACTACAGCTTCGGTGTAGGCATCAAGGGCTATGCGTGGGATACCGCCAATGGCGGCAAGTCTCCGAGCGACGCGGCCCTGGCAACCGGCGCCAACTGGGATCTGGTGGCGACCAACATCAAGCACACCGCTGGCGTTGTGACCATTGGTGACGCTGACGCATAAACCCGACAGAGGGGGCTTCGGCCCCCTCGTTTTGAGGTGAGGCATGAAAACCTATTACGAAAAGCACCCAGTCAGTCCGGCCCGAAAGGCTGAGTTGATTGGCAAGGGTTACAAGATTCTCGACGCCCGGCATGCCCCGAAAGGCTGGCAAGACCCGGAAGCGCCAAAGCGCAAAGCCAAGAAATCCGACGAGGAATAACCGATGACTGAGTACGTCACAGCCGCAGATGTCGAATCCGTGCTGGGTGCCGGCTGGGAAGGCACAGGCGATGCCGCCACCGCCATTCTTGAGGCAAACACATGGATGACGGCCCGTGGCGTCTCAGAATCGGACTCTGACAGCATTACCACGGCAGGCGCCTACCTTGCTCAGATGGCCGCGCAGGGTACGCTGTACGCCGACCGACAAGCCGCCATCAAGCGCAAGCGCGTAAAGGCCGACACCGTAGAAAGCGAGACCGAATACCAGGACGGTGCAGCGGCCTCAACCGGCAAGCTGCGCTTGGTCATGGACTTGCTGCGCCCCTACCTTCCAGCCGGTGGCGCGGCGAACTTTGTCGTGAGCAGGGCATAACATGGGCCTGCGCAATGATATTCAGGCCGACATTGCCGAGGCGTTCGATTCTGACCTGTCGGATGCCGTTGGCGCGTTTCGGCTGACCCGCGAGATTGCCGGCGAGTACGACCCGGTGACCGGTGGCACTGAGACGGTGCGCGAGCATTTCTATGGCCGGGGCGTCTTTGGCAGCTTCAGCGCTGACGAGATCGACGGCCAGCACATCATCCAGACCGACATTAAGCTGACCTGCCTGCAAAATGAGATCACCAACGAGGCCGGCGATATCGGCCTGCCGGAAGTCGGCCTGCTGCTGGTGAACGAATCCGGCGTCAACAACTGGTTCCGGTATTTCTTCGAGACGTACGACGATTACCGGGTAACTCAGGTCTGGCAAGATCCGGCAAAGGCAAGCTGGACAATCCAGCTCAGGAAAGCGTAATGAGCTGGTCAAAATCCCTGCAAGGCTTTGCCGACGAGCAGGAAAAGCGCCTGAACGCCGAACTCCGTGCCCTGTCACTACAAGCCCTGACCGGCGTGATTGAGCGCAGCCCGGTGGATACAGGCCGGTTTCGCGGTAACAACCAGGTCACGATAGGCCGGCAGTCGCACAGCGAACTGGACAGGGAAGACAAAACAGGTCGGGCAACTCAGGCCGAGGGCGCCGCAGCAATCCAGGGCGTCAGTGCGCCGTTCACGTACATTACGATCCAGAATAACCTTCCTTATGCCGGCGTCCTTGAGGCCGGAAGTTCAAGCCAGGCGCCAGCAGGCATCTACGCCATCACCTTCAACAACATCAAGGAGGCTGCGGGCCGATGACCTTCGAGCAAATCCGACTGGCGATCGAATCAAAAATGGCTCTGTGGACAGAAGCCCCGATTGCTTTCGATGGCGCCCCGATTGGCCCGGCAGTCAAAACCGCACAAAACAACGGCACACCCTGGGTGCGCCTGACCATTCAATCCGGCGACAGCTTCACCGCTGGCATAGGCTCACAGCCCTGCGTCCGTCGCACTGGCATCATCATGGTGCAGATTTTCACCGCCCGCGACATAGGCTCGCGCCCTGCCCTGCTGCTGGCTGATTCGATTGCCGCGCACCTTGAGTATTGGCAAAGCGGCCAACTTGAGACCCAAGCGGCCAGCGTGATGCGTGTTGGGCCAACGGATACCTACTATCAGATCAACGTTAACTGCCCTTACAGGGCGGGATGACAGCCAAACCCCAGCCAACCCGCCGAGTGCGGGTTTTGTACCTGAAAGACCCGCGAGGTAACAGCAATGTCAGAAGCAAACAGAGTGCGGATTGCCATCCGCCCCACCGGCACAAGCCCGTGGACTACCCTGCGCCGTACCGGTGACGCCCTCACCGCAAGCGCTCAGACTGTCCGATCAGACAACATCCGCTCCGACCGCATGCGTGACGGCCAGAAAGTCACCACCATCACCGTGGGCGGCACACTGGATATCGAATTTACCGCAGCCGAGTACGATCAAATTCTGGCCGCAGCCATGTGCAACGCCTGGGCATCCGATGTGCTGACCGTCGGCACCGATACCGTCACCTTTGACGTACTCAAGAGCTACCTGGACAGCGGCGACCACGTTCTGATGTCTGGCATGGAGGTCAGTCAACTGCAACTGACCATGAATGCCGGCGAAAAAATCACCGGTCAGGTCACGTTTGTTGGCACCGAAGCCGATCCGGATTACGACCCGTCCACGGATACCTTCAACGCCCCGTCTGACGCCCTGCTGTTCGACAGCTCCAACAACCTGTCCAGCATCCTGATTGACGGCCAGGCCCTGAGCGGCACTTGCGTCACCGGCATGAGCCTGACGATCAACAACAACCACGCGCAAGACCAGTGCCTGGGCACTTTGTACCAGCGCCAGCACAAAGGCTCCTGCGATATCACCGGCACCAAAACCATTCGCATGGCGGCCAGCGCCTTCGATCTGTGGAAGAACACCCTGACCAGCACCCCGGTCAGCTCCAGCTTCACCATGGGCGACGGCTCGGATAGCTATGTGTTCGCCATCGGCGCTGAGTACCTGTCGGGCGACCTGCCCTCTGGCGGACTGGATGCCATTCTGAGCGTGGAGCTGAACAGCACCGTGGCGACTGACTCCGCCGGCGAGATGCTGACCATTACGCGCACTCTGGCGCCGTAACCAGTTTGCACCCCTTGGCTGTTTGTCCGTGGCCTTGGGGTGCGCCTTCAACGGACAGCAACAACGGACCAAGCAAGAGGTAATTAACGATGGCCTTCAACGCCAAGCGCTACAATGTAAACAAATTCACCGAAGGCACTTGGGTGTCTATTTTCGGTGCCGAATTTAAAGTGGCCCGCGCCGGAAACCCCGAGTACGAAAAGGCCCTTGAGGCGTCCGGCTACCGTAAGAAGGAAGAGCCTGACCAGAAGCTGAGGGCGCTGTATACCGCAGTCGCCACTGGCATTCTGAAAGGCTGGAAAGATGTTGTGGATGCCGACGAGAAGCCTATTCCATTCACCGTCGATAATGCCACCGAAGTGCTGCTGGAAAACCCGGACCTTGCTAGCCGTGTGCTGTCTGAGGCGAACGATCTTTCGAACTTCCGCCGGGAGGACGTAAAACGGCAGGCAAAAAAGCCGCAGACTACTTCCGATTCCTGAGAGAGTGGAAAGGGGACGCTGCCGAATATGAGCGCGTCTCCGCCATGCTTGGGGTGGAAGCGGAAGCGCCAGAGCTGGATCAGCGCACCGCCTTCTGGATTGAAGCCTTCAACCTTCTGTGCCGAGCCAGGCAGCCGTCCATGGGCGGTATCTTGCCGATAAGTCCGGTGACCATGCTGGACATGGCCGAGCGGCTTGAATGGCCCTGCGAGCCAAGGGAGTGCGTAGAAGTGATTTCGGCACTGGATGATGCCTATATGGAGATGCACGGCAGCAAGGACTAGCGGGCCGTGCTACCCTTTCAGGAAACTGTGAGGGGAAAACCATGAGAATTCTGATTCTGGCCGCATTGGTCGCGCTCTCTGGCTGTGTGCCGGGGTTTACGGATGACTTCGCTGGCGAGTGGGTTAGCGATAAAACCGGGGCGAAGGTAGAGATAACCCGCACCGGAGATTGCAGCTACTACCCGAATGCCAGGGTTAATGCCGGTATCAAGTGCGACGTTGAGCGGATACGCAAAAACGAATCACACCTCGTCATCGAGCGCAACGGCACATTCATCAAGGCGAAAATGGTCAAGGCTGGCAGCACCTTGATCCTGTCCATGCCCGGCAGTCTGTCGGACATGCTGGACCTTCAATAGCTGCACCAAGATTCAATCAAGCCCGCTTCCGAGCGGGTTTTTTATGCCCGAATTGAGCCCGGAGATAGCGCATGGCCTACGAATCAAGACTGAGCCTGACGGTTGATACCCGCACGGGGCAGCGGTCTTTAAAGCAGCTTGAGGGCAGTCTCCGTGACGTGGATCGCGCTGGCGGGCGCACAAGCCGCCAGGTTGATAGGGTGGGCAGCGACATCAATCGGCTTCGCGGCATGGCATTGGCAGCCAGCGGCGCACTGGCCGGGCTTGCCAGCGCCATCTCTGTGCGCGAAATCGTGCAGATGTCTGATGCGTGGCAGAATGCTGCCAACCAACTCCGGCAAGTCACCAACGACACCGAAACGCTGGAAAGGGTGCAGCGCAGCCTGACCGACGTAGCCCGCGACACTCGCAGCAACTTTGAGTCCACAGCCAACCTGTATGCCCGTCTTGCCCGCTCAACCACCGAGCTTGGGTTGTCGCAGTCCGATCTGATCGACCTGACCACGACCATAAACCAATCCTTTGCAGTGTCCGGCGCAACTGCCGGTGAAGCCGCTGCCGCTATCACTCAGCTATCACAAGGCCTTGCTGCCGGAGCATTGCGTGGCGACGAATTTAACTCCGTCGCCGAGCAAGCGCCCGGAATTATGCGAGCCATTGCTGAATCGCTAGGCATGACGATTGGCGAGCTGCGCTCATTTGCAGCTGAGGGCGGAATCACTGCCGAAATCGTTGTCAGCGCACTGCAAGAGGCAAGCTCGGAGATTGACGCAACGTTCGGGCAATCTATTGCCACTTTCGGGCAGCGTCTGGAAAATGCGCGCACCAACCTGGTGGAGTGGGTTGGCGAAAGCGACCGGATCACTAGCGCTGTATCTACCCTTGGCGAATCCATCGAAGGGCTTTCCGAGAACCTGGATACCATCGCCACAGCAGCCGGCGGCGTTGCCCTGGTGGTGGGCGGCAGACTGACCGCATCGCTGGTTAGCGTTACCGCCGCAAAAGCCGCAGCAACTCAGCAGGCGATAGCCTACCAAGC